CCTTTATAATATTTTTAAAAAGAAAACCAATTGGCAATGTTGCAAAAGCAGAGAGCCGCATACCAGCACCGATGGCTGCATCTGCGACTCCATTTAATCTTGTTGTCAAACCATTGACAGCTTGATCCGCTTGACGAATTTTACTTTGATCAACATTAAAACCAATCTTGGTTAGTAATTCACGGACTATCATTTTTTCTTTTGACTCTTCTTATATTCTTCTTCTTCTATAGACTTTCGCATATCTAATAAAGAATTAGCCCGATCAACATCATCAATATTCCACAACTCTTCTAGCTCTTTTAAGGTCGCTACTTTCTCAAAAATTAATCTCCATATCGGCCATTCTTCTTCAAGCTCTGGATCTAGCTTACCAGTGCTTAAGCCAGATGATTTTCCGCCTGCACTTCTCCTTGGTTGCCAGTACGGAATTGGTCTAAAAAAGATCCAAAGTTCACCTCCAGTACAAACTGAAGAGCTCCGTACATTTCACCAAAGTTACCAGCATATGCTCGATCAAACTCAGCTGCGTTTAATTCTTTACCATCACGACGAGTCGATGCGAATAAACTTATAACTAAATCCTCAACCTCATCTGCGTCTAGCTTATCTGCTAAAATAGAGACCGCACTTTTAATCATGCTTGAATCAACTTTGGTTTCCATAATGTTAGTACCAGAATTTCCTAATACTGAAAACAAAGAAGGGGCTACAAGTTTAATTAGCCTTGTCTTTAATTTTAAAGCTCTTCTAGCAGGAAATTGAGTTACCACGTAACTTTTACCGCTGATAGTTCTTTCTTTATTCTCAATCATTTATTATACCTCTGCTCCGCCAATCGCTGCATTACCAGCTATGTTAAATTCTATATCGGCTAAATCCATTACCCACTCACGTGTTGAGATTTCTTTAGCATACTCGATAGTAGGTAGACCTTGTACCCATCCAGTTGCTGAGAATAATCTTGACTCACCTGAGTTATCTTTAATTAAAACCGGCACGACTGCATCTGCTGTTAACTCGTCTTGAGTTAAGAAACCTGAGATCACATCATTCGATGGGCTGGTTTGCTGCAGCGTGATAGTTAAACTACCAGACCTGTTATTTGATTTAGCTCTACTTGTTTTTCCGTCAGCACCTACTACTTTTGTAAAGCTTTGCTCTTCTCTTTCAATTGAAATAAAAGTACCGTCTGCATATCCTCCGATATTAACGCCACCTATTGAAAGGATCACTTGTGCTGCATCATATGTTCTTACGCTCATTTTTTATCTCCTTTATATTCTAACGATTCCACGAATTCTTATTGAATGTATTGCTCCTTGCAGAGTTCCTTCGAATCTTACGTCTGGTAAGAAGCGATTAGCTTTATCATTTGTTGATATATTTTTTACTAAAGGAACTGTGACTGTATATGCTGGATCGATTGCAATAACGCCTTGAGCTATAGCTGCATCTAGTTGAGCTCTAACTTCAGCTTCAACAATACCAACACCTGCATCTGTATAAGGAATCTTCGGACTGTTAGTTAATAGCAAATAAACACGCTCGGTCATTCTAGCTTGTAACCAGTCAACCCCACGGATAATGTCGATATATTCACCTGATGAAACTTGACCATCTTTAGTGATGTTAACACCGCCCCTTAGTTCATATGTATTTACATTCTTATTAAAAGCATTTGTTCTTTGAGTAGAAGACATGTCAACAACAGGAATACCAGCCAACGTTTTGAACGCCCAAGTTGAAGATCCCGGAGCGGTCGGAAGTTGAACTCCAAACCAAGCTGCTTCAGGATAAGCTGTTGCTGCTTCATCATGGTACATTACAAAAGTTCTAGCATAACCAGCTGCTTGAAGGACTGCTCCAATATCAGTTGTTGAAGATGCGTTAAGGATTTCAACATCATCAGATGCGCTGCCAAAGATTTTAATTTCAGCTTCGGTCCATGCGGCTGCTTCTTCTACATCAGCTTGAAGACGAGATGTAATAGCAAAGCCATACCAATCATCATTTTCCTGAGAAACTGCATTTAGTGAATCTGTTAGGGAAGCATCACCTGCATCGATGCGGCCGATAGCTACTCTAACTGGTCTTGGGTTTTGTGATAGTGCGCTACTAGCTGCAATATATTCTGGATCGGTTGCTAAAAACCCATCATCTAAAATGCTATCAGCGGTTTGATAAAATCTAATTCTTTCTGGAAACACAGTGTGCTCACCCAGTATCATGAAAGTACCGAAGCCCAATTGGGATACAGCGGTAGTCTCTCTGGTAATTTGTACGTCTACAATATCTTGAATACTCATAAGAAGTCCTTCTCCGTTAGTTTAATGACTCTTATAAATATTATAGTACTACGAGTTGAAAATCAATTTATAGATTACAATCCAGACTAACTAGTAAACTTTATGTTTTATTTATGTCTTAATTTAGTCGTGATCATCATAAGAACCTTGGACGTCGGCAGTTTCGATATAGCCAACTTGGTATTTAGATGGTGCGGTAACGCCTTGATTCGAGGTTCTAAAACGCAACTCCAAGATGCGGCGCTCTTCCCACAGCGTATCTAGCAAAGTAGTGTCGGAAACTTCAGCCATGCGATCAACGAAATGTAGACCTGACTCTTGCAATTGACAGATGACATCGAACTGTTGAAGACTGGTCTTAAGCTTTTCCATAACATCACGCCCGCCATCGCCGTAATAATGAACTTCCATTTCAAATTCACGATTGCCAAATAACGAGGCATCGCCATTAGCATCTGGTTCGGTTTGATAATCCCAGCCAAGTAGCATGGCATCACCCATGTCTAGTGCGATATATGGAACGGGTGGTCTTGGTGCGTTAGGATTCATCCAGATGACAACTTCTGTTGCCTGCGATGTTACCCAATCATATAGACCTTGTTTTATTGTTGCGCTGCTAAACATTAGTTAACCTCTAAAACATCATCTAAAGTAGATTCAATATTATTTACTCTTATTACTAGAGCATCGATTTCATTTTCAAGATTAGTAATTAAAGTCGACAATCCATTAATAGAATTTTGCAATGTGGTAACACTTGATTGAAGTGAAGATATATCATTAATGTTAGTTCCGAGCTGACCTTCGATTAAATCGACATCATCTTGCAATGCGGTTATATCAATCTCGACATCACTTACAGCATATGATTTAATCTGGGTGGCTGTTACCTTATTAGAAGTCGTGCCAGTCAGGTCTGTTTCGAACTGCATAGTATCTTGGACGGATGCTGCTGCTAATAAGTCGTTAATTCTTTTTGCCATATTTCTCTCCTAACTTGCGAATATTCTTAAGTTACCTTCTGCTGTTATACGTTCCGAACCATCATCGGTGATCCTTGCAAACAATCCAAGGCTCGAAGGTCCGGTCCTTACACCGATGCATTTATAATGCGATATAACATTCGACTGCCAAGGCTCAACAGTTACTAATTCAAAGGCCGATCCAAAAGCTTGGACCTCATCTGGGTTTGCATCATCAACTGTTCTTAGTTGCGTGCTAGTATATATCTTAACAGCCTGCGATCCTCTTCTACCTTCGGGAAGCATCTCCATATCCTTGCCGCTCATTGGCTGCACGCTGGCTTGGATTTCAAATAGCTCAGCTGTACCATTGACCCAATGACCATTAACATATGATCCCGGTTGTTTTCTTATTACTAAAAATGGGGTTCTGAATTGACTCATTTAATAACCTCCACATTTGTTATGGCTGCTCTTAGTTCGCCAGTATCGATTAATGGTTTGGAACTACCTTTTGCTCTAATGGTTGCTGGTTTATTTGGAGTCCAATAATTATTAGTTAACGTATCTTGAACCTGCCCTGCATACCATGCTCCGATACGACCAAGTGCCATCGAAGTATTTGTTCTCATTTGAATTATTTTATAATATTCCTGCTCTTGCAATTGAACTAATTGCGGACGCTTCTTTAAAAATGATGTTCTCATAAATGGACGTGCAGGAATATCAGCTGTACCAAATTCATTATAGGCTGCTATTTGAGCAAGGCTAGCCTCACCCGGCGTACCTTCGCCAGACTGGATTCCTACTTTCGTATAGCTACCATTAAGAGAAGTTAACTGTCTTTTAATTTTATTCCAGCCTTTATCAATAGTACGAACTTTTCTCACCTAGTTACCTGCCTTGTTCTAGCACCAATTATATTCATATTCAGTAGCCTTTGGAATTCCATACCATAGCTGGTTGAACCATATGAACCAGCAGTCGCTGTATTCATGAAGTTACGTGATAGGTCACCTTCCTTTTCTGAGGCGACATAACCACCTGCCCCGTTTCTTAAAGATAGTGTATATATATGAGCTGCAAGATAGGCTGTTGCTAATTGTTTAATTTCAGCAGTGCCAAAGTTAACTTGTAGTTTAGCTATGTTAATAAGCTCCGCTCTAAATGCAATATCTAGGCTTTTCATTTCAGGTGCTATAATTATTAACTTGCTATCTATACTCATTATGTTACTCAGCTTTAATTCTTTTTATTTGTTTATCAATAGCTTCGATAACAGTTGCTCTGCTTTCTTTAGCTTTGATTCTTTCAAGCAGCTTAAGATCAAACATTTCAGGAATGTCTTTAATTAATTGCTTAGCTGTTTTACTTGAATGTTCTTTTAAGTCTATTTCTTTATCTTCGACTTCGAACATACCTTCTTCAATACGGGCTTTAACAGCAGGATGCTCGAAGAATTTATTGTTGCTTACATAGTTGATGCCGGGAAGAATATTAATTCCCATGCAGCGAAACACATGTTCAACGTTTGATTTCAATCTCATAATATCCCTCTTTATTAAAAGCGGGGGCTAGGCCCCCACCGTTTAAGAACCTAATTAGATTCCTTCAGCAAATGCTAATGATAGCGGGTAATAAATTATTACTGAGCTAACTCTAGCATGAGTTGCGATCTTGAATTCAAGACCATCTTCCTGAGGAGCGAATTGCTCGAAAGGTTGTGGGATTTCGAATGTTAACTTATCTGGACTTTTATCATATGCAATCATCATATCTTCACCAGCATCTAAAGCACCCGCTCCAAGTCCTGCACCTTTTAATTCATTTAACCATTCAACACTTTGAATGAATGGGTTGTTAGTTAAAAAGTATTGTAGGATTGTTGTATCTGATGTACTTGATCTCGGTGTTGATGAGATGTAAGTATATTGCTCGATTGGTAACAATAAAGTATTAGGAGCTTCAACGCCGTTAGTGATTTCAACGATACCATTAACTAGGTTGTTCATATCAGCTAAGATTTCATCAGGTGTTTTATCAGCCCACTTAGTAGAAGTAGCGCCAGCGTTTTCATCAACGGCAACTCTTGTTACGTTAGGGTTGTTAAAGAAACCTTGAAGACCATCTTCTTCACTACCGTAAAAACCAATGTTATTGATTCTTTGCTCAACAGCACGACGAGCTGCGTTAGCTCTTCTTTGCTCTAAGCCTTTACCAGCGAATTGTGATGCTCTGATTTCTTGAACGTTATAGCCATAAGATGAACCAACTGATCTAACTGGTACTGTGAATTCTTTACCTTTCACATCAGCTCTTGGTAGATCATCTGCATAGTTAGATATAATTTTAGCTATACCTAATTTATCAAACTGTTGATATGTTATACTTTCAGCACCCGGTCCTGCTTCAGTGGAAACTGGAATAACTTGAGTAGCTTTAAGCATTGGGTATTCGATATCGTAAGATCTTGATTTGATATACTCAAGCTCACGTGCGAAAAAGATAGATTGGTTATCATCTAAATTTATTGATTTTATTTTGTCTGTCATTTTTTATCTCCGATTAGTTTGGTAGGTTGATTTCTAAAACCGCAACTGAACCAGCAGCAGCATCGGTAATAAACCTAGCTCCACTAATTTCGACTGCATTATTTGAATCAGCATCTTTTCTAAATTGACCCGGAACTAGTCCAGCGCCATTAGCTGTATGTCTTAAGAAAACACTATCTCTAACTGTTACATCTTGCTCGACGTAAACGTAGATACGACCACGTGTTAATACTGAAACAGTTTGAGTTGCGCTATAGAAAGCCTCACCACTTAGGTTTTGCTCCATTGCTTGAGTAGCGATCGCAACACCGATGAATTTATTTTCAGCAGAGTAAGCAACTGAACCGTTAGCTTGAGAAGCACCAGCAGTTACTGCGATATTATCAACGATAACTTCACCATCAGTTCTAGTTACTGATAATTCTCTAACTCCAGATACGACTGCGTTAACATTCTCAAGAGCTGAAATAGCAACAGCTAAAGCAGCGATTGTTGTAGCTTGATCAGTATCGAAGATAACTGGACCAACTGTTACTCCATTTACATCAACGACGATTTCATTATCTGTTACGAAATCAGCATCGAAAGTAACTGTTGCTAAGTTTTTAGCAGCTAGTCTAGCTTGATTAGCAGAAGCACCTTGTACTAAACCAAATCCAAATTGGATCGCTTCAGCAGCGTTGTAACTTAATACTGATGTTGTATCGATATCATAAAGAAGACCCGGCTGGCCTACTTCCATGTTAAATTTATATTCTGTTTGTGACATTATAGACCTCTAATTATTTTTTGTTTTTGTCGCTATTCTTAAGACGATCTAGCATTTTCTTTCTAGCTTCATCTGCGGATACTTCTTCTTTAGCATCAAGCTTTGGAGCAACTAATTCACGTTGCTTAGCCATGCTTACTGACGGCTCTACATGATCTTCTAAAAGTGTATCGAATCTTGCTTTGATATAGACTTCAGATGCTTCATCAAGATTTGCTTTTGGGCATCTTTCTTTAACAACAGCTGTGATAATCTCTACATCACTCATGTCATCTAAGTTGATTTCTGCATCAGTGTTTTTTAAAAGCGTTTTAGCGTCACCGATTAAAGCCACTCTTGCTTTAACAGCTTCTTTAATTTCCGCTGCGTGATCTACTTTTGTAGCTGCTTCAAGTTTATCAGCTAAGCAATCACGATCTGCTTTTAGAGTTTCTAGCTCTTTAGTTATTTCAATCATGCTGTCATTTTTTTCAGCAAGATCTTTAACAGTTTTTTCGTAAGCTTTAGCAACTTCTGGGGATGATTTATATTCCAGCCCATCAAGAGTCACTACGGCAAATTTCTCATCTGTCATATTTTTCTTCTCCGTTTTTAATTGAATACTAGCTATGTAATCATCATCACAAGCCACTAAGTTATTATCATCAAAAGAGTCGATATTGATCCGAGCGTTCGGACCAGCTCTACCTCTCTCAACGATAGCAAGGTGGTTATAGCGAATCTTAGTTTGGCGATAGTCATAATCTTGACCATTATAAGTACCGTCCTCCCTAACTAACTCGACCATATACCCAAGGGATAATTCCCTTTTCTCACCTGAACGAACTGCCCTTACACCTTCATCATCACTAATGAGTAATGAGGCTGTAAGATACTGACCGTCGGTATTTATTTTTTCACCTGTAAATCCAATGGATAGCTCCTTTGAATTTTGCGAATTAACTATCGCTTGCTCAGGATGACCATTGGTTATTGGAATCATTTTTAAAGTTTGCAGACTATCGAACTCAAAGACGTCATCAGGATGTCTAAGCTCACGTCTAACGCTGCCATCTGGATTGGTATATACGAACACTCCTGTTCGGGTGACAATCGCATTAGCTTTGAGATAACCTTCGTCTGTCACCTCTGCTGCAGAGACAACACCTTGGTCAAATCTTTGGATTGAGTTTAACTCTTCTATGGTCTGCACTGCGTTAACCTAAATATTAAAACTTTATGGTATAAAAAGTTTACATGAAAATCAACCACAAGGCGAGGTTTTAAATATATTTGTAATTATTATGTAGTTAATAAGTTGCTTATCGTTTCATTTTAATCAATATCATTCATCAAATCCTTCGATCAAAGGTTGAGCAACGCACCGACATTGGACGGGTTGCCCCGGGTTACCAACTGAGGGTGGGTTATTATATGAAAATATTTTGTTATTGAGCTCGGCATGCGATGAGCGAACTCTTTCATCACCGGCGGTTACCCATCTATATCTTTCGATACCCACTTCTTTATGGCGGTACTCGGTAAGCTGACCATTAAGTTTCGATACTTGATCACGAGCTATCAGTTGCGATCGTCTTTTAGTGATTGCATATCTTTGCTCAATTTGTTCTTTGATATTCCCGACGCCAGCACCGGTTGCAAATCCTCTTTGAACAATCCCTTCGATTTGAGTTGCTGCATCGTTACTTATATTTTTTATTAACTGAACATTTTGATTAGTGAATGATGCTATTTGAGGTCTAAGCCATGGCTCACTTGCTACTACATTAACCCCGAATGCCGATTGCATAACCCGGTTAAAATCTTTCTTATTAAATTCATTTACTTCACCAGCAGCTGTATTGCTTAAGTCTCTTGGATTCGGTGCTCTTCGTTCAAAGCTTAGCATGGTTGCATCGAGAAGACGTTCCAAATCATTTGACCAATCATCTGCTCTTGAGTCAGGTCTTAAGGCTACCGCTTGATTATATAAATTATCTAACTGCGGAACTAAGATATCATTCATCATATTGATAAAGACTTGAACATAATCAGTTAAAGCTTTTTCATATTCACGTTCGGGTTGCTTTGGTTCACGTGGAACCAATCCAAACTTAGGTATCTTCTTATTACCCACTTGAGCTCGTCTTTTAGCAATGGCGTTAATTAGCTTTTCCTTTGACATTACCTGTATTCAATATAGTTAAACTGACCAGTTACATCTAATAAACCTGACACTCTTCTAACACCTAAGCTTAAGGTCTCAGGATCGCCGCTATACTTTGTAGATATGCGATCTCTGATTTGCAATAAGTCAATACTTACCGAAACCCTTTCATTGCCTGAGTCAGTAAATAATATATCACCGCCACTTAAAGCTGTTTGCGTTACTGAGCTTTGCGAAAAGTCTCCGTTATCGGTCCAAGTTAAAGATCCAGTAGCATTCTTTAAAAGAGCTATTTGGAACTTATTACCAGTATCGTTATTTATACCAAAGGAAAATGGTTGAATTGTTACTCGATCCTGACCGGGCTTTACTCTTATTGAAACTATGTTGTGCCATGCATCTGCATCCGGTACGTTATACTCAACTTCATATGGAGTAGTTATCCCTCTAGAATATCCGCTTTCATTAGTTCCGCCTTCAATAAATACTGATGAGCATATTTGTTTCATGTTACTTGTTGCGGCAGTTGCGGCTGTGTTAACAATTTCATAGCGAAGAGGTAGATCTCCTTTGCCCATATAGGCCGAATCAAGTACGTTGTTATATTTAAACTCATGAGCCTGACAAAAACAATTGCCCGTCCATATTGAAAACCTAACCCTACCAACGCCCAGCCATGCAAAATCAATTGAGAATATTTGGGCTTTTGTTAGATCGATATTGTACATTGACCTTCCAGTGCCATCCATCTTATCGACATTAAAGTTGCTTTGATCAATTCGGATCTCTTCAGTATTGCCAGTCGATAGGGTTCTTCTAACCACAACTCCAAAAACACCATCTTTAACTTCATAGTACAATCCATTAAAATCATCATACATCCCCATTCTAGATGAAGTACCTGATTGGGTTGTACCTAAAACACCAGTCATTAAAGCTTGCGAACCTGTTCCAGTTTGATATTGAAACGTTCTATAAGTTTGTCTTAAACATCTATTCCCACTTGCGGTTCCAACATTTAAAAGGGCAGCCGATTGTTCGGCAAGATATGTTGTGCTTCCGGTTCCTGAGGTAAACGTTTCCCACTCAGTATCGTTAATTGAGTTTTGCAATGAGCTATTGAATATACCAAATGGTTTCGATACTCTAAGCCTAGCGTATGCATCAACTGTGGCATCATCATTAAATCCAATCCTATCATCAAATATAAAACTCATACTATTACCCACTGCCCATTTGTATATATAAATTGCAAGCCGATAAACTGGACCTGCATCTTTATTTCATTATCTATATCGATATCACCAAGGACCGTAATTGGTCTAAACTTGGCGTTACCTGTTTCATCTTTTATGTATAACTTTTCGCCTTCATATCCATCGTGCAAAGTAATCTGGACTGCGCTTGTTGTATCAACGGCAATATATATATCGTTACTTTGCGTTGTGTAATCACTTGAAATGGCTACTCTGTTAAAGAGCTTTTTACGAAGCTCAATTGGATTGATGGTGACTAACACATCTGGATAATCACCACCAACCAACTGGAGGTCAAATACATCATCGTTAAAATCAAGCGTCTCAGTTAGGTCCTCAATAATCGTACCTTTTTTAGAAACCGTTAGATTTACATTATTTAATGAATTGACTGTTGCCATTAGACTGCATCTAGATTAAAGTTACCAACTGCAGATAACACATTAAAACCTAGGTTTTCTTCAACGCAGATTAAAGTTAATGAGCTGTTATCTTGTAGAGTGTCAACATTACCTGAAGCACCAACTGTAGTTGTTCTATTACCAAAGTTGATATATTGATCAACTCCTTGAATCATTTTAAAGCCTGAGTTAATATCAGTTACTCTTAAGATTGATCCAACTTCGATCGCTGCTGGCAGCGTCATCTCTAACTTAGTAGTACCGTTAGTGATGTAGTTAGTATCAACTACCATTGCGGTATTAGCAGTAACTATTTCAGCTTCTTTTTGTCCAGTTGAAGTAATTGTAATAGCACCTGCGGCGTTAGTAATTTCGATACCATTACCAGCGGTAATAGTAGCGGCTTGGGGATTACCACCGGTTTGACCAATGATAATCTCACCATCATTGACTGGATAATCACTGTTCCATACGTTTTGTGTCATAATATTCTCCGTTAATTAATTATGAAATTTCCGACTGCTGTCGCAATCATATATATTTTATCACTTACTCGAATTAGTTCCAAAGTATTTCTATTCTGGATTGAATCTATATAGCCAGATGGGCCAACTGTAGTATCCCTATTACCAAAATATATAACATCACCGGGGTTTTGCACGATCCGAAATCCACCAAGTCCAAGACCCATCACCTTAATTATATCCCCAACCTGACCAGTGATGGGCAGCGTTAGGTTTATCCTATTAGTTGAATTTGTTATATAGCCATTAGTATTCTCGGCAACTTGGTCTTGGGTTATTATATTCCAAGGTAGCTGACCTGCTGTCGATGATACTGAAACATCTATGGAGTTCGAACTCGTCTTGACCGCTTGTATATCGCCGGCGAAGTTAATGCTTCTAGTATCGTTTGTTAATAAAACATTATTGTTTTTAGTTGTTAATCTACTTGATGAGCCTGATGCTACCGGTCCAATGCCGCCACCTGTTGATCCTTTATCGCCTTTTAAGTTGACCCACTTGCCCCATGTTCCGTCTGGCTTCTCGAACCTTAGGCTAGTCTGTCGCCATTCGTGATCGGGCATCTCACCTTTCTCGCCCTTCTCACCTCGAACGTTGCCGAGTTCATATACCGTATCATCAGTTAGTCTAATGACCAGTTGGTAGTCTATAAG